CTCTGACGGATTTGAAGACCAGCTCCAAACGCAGCAATAAAAGAGAAAAGGAAGTTAACAAAAACAGCAACGGACTTCAGGTATAACCAGGCTAGCGATTCAAATGTTAGGAACCGCCGCAAATTAAGAATCCTCTGGCGAACGGACAGCACATTCTGCGGACCAGCCACAGGGGGTATAGGTGCGTCTCGTTGCGCCCATGTCTCTCGGACCATGTTTCTTCTTATTTCAGAAGCCATCTTCTGAATCCTTCTTCCTCGAGCATCAAAATCTCTCCCGGCACCCTGAAAGTCAGCCTGTTCGGCTTCAATCTCGGCCTTGAAGTGGACACCCATATAGGATTCGTCGAACACGATCCTTTGCATTCCACGATAATCCCAAGTGGGGATTTCTAACTCGAAACCAGCAACCATCCTTTTGTAATCCGGAACATGTTTATCCCAGACTTCTTTTGGGTGGAGGCACAATTTTCTCAAACTATCAATCACATTGCTCGCCCAGATTGTCCTATCAGGTCTTTTGTGAACTCTCTTGGTCCACTGAGACATCTCAAGGATGGTTTGGATCTTTTGACACCAAACCCAACGGCCCAATAAAGGGTCGTACCGGGGCTGACATTGCAACATCACGATCTCATCCAATTTCATGAACGGATCGACGATTTCACCCTTGTTAGGATCGGTATATTTCAGACCGAGATCTGCCATACCGTCACGGATTGCTATCTGATTGAACCACCCTCTCACATCTCTAGAAACACTGCCGATATTATCATCACCGACAGACACGCAATAAACGTGATTGTAGAAAGTGGGGAGAATGGCTCGTTGAAAACCAGACGCCTTGTAAAAAGAATAGACCAGAGCTACTTGAACGTAGATCGTATTTCCGGGAGACGTCATGTACTCACCCGACGCACGTGGTCCGTGCACTAGGTAGAGTTTATCACGATAAGCATTCACCGTAGTGATGCCCATCTCCCAAAGATTTCTTCGAACTATCATTTCAGCCGGATCAGCATTCGC